TTAGCTCAGTTTGCTTACCTCTAAAATCAGCTATAATGCCCCTTATGTCGGTTAGAGCTGTGCTAGCTTGGTTAAGGGCTTCATTGGCTTTTGTATCTATGCTAGCTTTAGTTGTGGCAATCTCTTGCTTTGTTCTTGTAGCCACATCCCCTATATCTAGTTTAGTAGCATTACCTAAGTTTGTTAAGTCCTGCTTAGCATTGCTATAGGTAAGTAAGATGTCTGTACTCTTTGAGGTAACATCTGCTAGCACACTTCTAACACTATCTAAGTTTGCTTTGACTTCAACAGCCTTACCTTCAACATCTCCTTTAAGCTCTTTAGCTTTTGCATAGTCAGTGTTGAAGTTATCTATCTTTGTCTTAGCTTGCTCTAGCTGTGTTAAGGCACTCTCTAGCTTTGCTTTGGTCTCTTCAGCCTTGCTCTTTGTCTCTGCACTAAGTACCTTTAGCTCTTCGCCTGTTTGCTCTATGCTTGCTTTATCAGAGTTAAACTTAACTAGCTTAGTATCAATCTCAGCACTCTTAGCTGTTGCGCTCTCTCCTAGCTTAGTTACAGCGTCCTTTTCATCTTTAAAATACTTTGTAGCCCAAGACTTGTTAATGGCATCCTTATCACCCACAGGGTCAGCCACATAGGTAAGCCTTGAGCTTCTTGTATCAACTACTTTACTTCCGTCAGGCATTGGAGAGATTTTAAGAAACCTCTCTTCTGCATCTGCTATCTTTTGTGTAGTCTTATTCTTCCTAAAGACTTCATCAATCATTGCCTCTCTCCTTGTCTTTTAGCAGTATCTTAAACTGATTATCTATGCTATTAACTTTCATAGCTAGGTTAGGGTCTCTCATAGCTTCTACCTTCTTGTTTAGGTTTTCTTTAAGCTTGTCTATGTTATCTCCATTTCCCCAAACATACTCATCTATGGCTGCGTTATAGTAAGTAGAAACTACCTCTGTAAGGTATGCTCTCTTGTCTGCATTTAGTAGTATGCTCCTATATCCATCAGAGTTTATTATGGAGGCTAAGGCTTCTTTTAAGCCTAGCTCTTTTACTCTCATCTTTATATTAGCTTTGTCAGTATTCTTTAGCTCAATCTCAGTTCCTTCTTTTCTTATTTTAGGGTTTCTTAAAGGCTCATAGTTAAAGCCAACTCTTAGTAATTCTGTCTTGATAGGGTCATCATAGAGCCCTTTATAGGCTATCGTTCCTAAAAGCATCTTAGGTGTTTTCTCGGTTGGGTCTCCAAACAAATCAAGAAGGGGTGGTATATCTCCTATAAAGAAAGGTGTGCTAGCTTTTAGATAATCTCCTAAGCCATCCTTATCTTCCTTATACTCACTCTTGTTCTCTCTTAAATACCGACCTAAAGCATTATATGGCACATAAGAAGCTGCTAAGGATTTACCATAGCGTTCAAAGCCACTGCCTTCATCTGCTTTAGTCCAAGCATTTATGAAGTCTCCTATACCCTTCATATATGTTTTATCAGTAAAAGTGCCAACAGCAGCTGCTAAAACTCTTTTATACATCTCATCTTGTTGCTCCTCATCAGCATCTTTAGAGTTCCAAGCGTTAAGCATATTAACTACAAAGGCTGTTAGAGTAGCAAAAGGCTCATACCTAGCATAGCTGTAAGCTGTACCATCAATGAATATAGAGTATTCAGGTAGTTCTCCAATCTTTTGAGTTCCTCTATGCCTATCATCTGCTCTACCTGTTATAAGTCCAGCCTCCCAAAGCTCAACAACTGATGCTATATAAGCTGCACCAATAGCCATCTTTACAAAAGCTTGGGTTCTTCTAGTACCACCCTTAGCTACATCACTAAGCCACTGCCTACTAAACATTGCAAGGGGTGTATATCTAAGAGCCTCTTTAAATACGTTTGTAGGAGTTGTCCTAAAAGGTATCAGGTTTCTTACAATACCTTGCACGAAAGGGTTAGGGTTTGATGCAAGTTGTTGAATAACAGCAGGTAGTACATTAGCTCCACTACTTGGAGTAGCTAGCATATACATAGCCTTTTGTGTAGCCCTATCAAAAGGGTTACTATGAGTTATTGGAGATGTAAAGGTTTCTCTTTGAGCTATATCTTTGGCATTATCTATCTGTAACTTTGTAGGGTTATTTACCACGTTATCAAGATAAGCCCTCATCTCTGTCTTATTTGCAAATGTTAATCCTTGCTCGTTCATAGTTTCTACTGCTTGTCTATATAGCTCTCCTCTATAAGCACTAGCTTTAAAGACCTCATCTGCAAAAGTTAGAGACCTAAATATTGTCATATAACCAAACTCTCTAACCCAATCCATTACCTCTAAAGCTTGTCTCTCACTTCTTGGTATAAGCTTACCTGTCTCAGGGTCTATCACTTTACCAAAGACACCTGTTACCTTACCTGTCGAGCTTTCTAGCCATTTCTCTCCAACATCGGTTACAGGGCGTCCAGTAAGAAAGGCTTGTATAGCTGAGCCATTTTTACCTTCTTTACTAAGCTTAGCTAGCTTAACACTATCAAGAAAGCCTAGAGTTCTGCCTATGGCTTTATATTTATACTCTCTAAAGGCTTTAGTATCCATATCCATAGCTGAGCGAATACCAAGAGCTAGCAAGTGTTCTGTCTCCCTTAAGCCTATCATTGAGATGTTGCCTAGTATGTTAGCAGCGTGCGTTGAGACACCTGAGAGGATAGCTGCTGTTCTGCCATTAAGAATATCCTCCCACCAAGCTATATTATTAGAAGCTTTAGAGACTGCATTAGCAGACTTTTGGCTAACTAAGTAGGCGTCATAGAAGGCATTAAGCTTGTCATTGATTTGTTTAGCACCTCCAAGACTTGTTAAGCTACCCTCTAGCTCATCATCTGTAAGCTCTTTTATAGGGTTCTTACCTTTGAGCTTATGAGCGTTCAAGCCTCTACCTATCTCTCTACTAATACCTTTAAAGATAGTTTGCATTCTTCCGTGCTGTGTAAGCTTTTGATATAGTTCCAAGCCAACCCTAGTATCAGACATACCAGCTTCTTTAAAAGCTTTTATCTCATCAAAGAGGTCTTTACCAAACTGAGTGATTACTCTATCAAATGCTACTACTTTAACATTAAGGTCTTTAACGCCCTTAAAGGTGTCTTTCATAATATCCATATCAACGTTATATTTATCAGCCACTTCTGATACCTGCTTATGAGTAACCTTATTAGAGCCTTGCTTTATCTCTTGCTCTATGTTTTCTACCTCTTTTACTATGTCCTCTCTTGAGTACATACGAGTACTAAAGCTTTCAGGTTCAGCAGGTGCTTTGATAGGTTCAGCTTCTTTTGGCTCTACTTGAGCTACCTTTTGAGTTTCTACCTTAGGAGCTTCAGGGATAGTCTCAGCCACAGCCTTAGGCTCTTCTTTAGAGACACTTGCTAGTGGGTCTTCTTTTGTTATCTTTTGTACTAAGCTAGCGTAAGCATTTGGGTCTCCATTAGCCTTTGTCATTAACATATTCTTAGAGTAACTCAAGCCTTTCATAAGAGCCTCAAAGGTAAAGCCAAGACCTGCACCTTCAAGCGTAGCCTTTAGTCTTCCTTCTATTAAGCTATCATCCTTACTAGATTTTAAGTAGCTTGTAACTGAGTTGCTAAGCAAAGGGGATTGCTCTATAAGGTCACTTAGTCTTTGCTCGTGTGAATTAGAAAAAGTGAAGTCTGTCACAGCTCCTGCTGTCATACCTTTTACAAAAGCATTTGATATGTTTAAGCCTTTACTTACACCTGCAAAAGGTAGTAGAAACTGACCTATGACTTTACCTGTATTGCTAAATGTATCAGGAGCATCCCTATATAAGGTTGTAAAGTTTAGTTTATCCTTTGTATCATCTCCAAAGTCTAAGTTCTTTTGAGCTTCTATTAGCTGTGAGAAGTCCTCTCCTCTTTCTACACCCTTATGCCACTCATTAGCTCTCTCTATAAGCTTCATAGGATTTAGGGCAGATGAGGCAGCTACTGCTAAATCCTTAGCATTGTTTAGTGCCTCTCCAAGTCCGTGTAGTGTTTGATAGCTAAACTCACTTAGGTAGTAGTTAAGTTTGTTGTCTCTATACTCAGCATATCTAAGACCATCTAGGTTGCTTAATCTTCCTGTATTTTCTAGGACGTTAGCGTCTCTAGGGCTTAGATTTAGTAGTCCATCTTTTTGTAAGTTCTGCCAAGCATTAGCCACCAAAACACCATTAACATCTAGCTTATCTTCATTATAAAGCCTCTCTAGCTCCTCTCTTGTTTTTACCTGAGTAGGGTCAATAATCTGTCCGTTATCATCAAGATTATAAAGCTTGTCAAGGTCTTCACTTGTAAGAGGCTTAGCCCCTATGGCTTCACGTAAAGGGGTAGCAGTATCACTTATATTTACCTTGTGTAAGTCCTGCTGTTCCTTTAAGGATTTCATCGAGGCTTGGTTTGTTTGCAGGAGTGTTGGCTGCCCCTCCACCGCCTGCGGATTGATTTTTTGTATTTCCATTTCTCACTCCTGTTGTATTTGGTTCAGGCACATACTTATTCCATAAGCTATCTGCAAAGAGCTGTGCCTCTTCATAAGTTATTTGTCTGCCTTCTTGAGCTGCCTTTTGTTTGTAGTCCATATATTCAGCATAAGCTTTATTAGCTTGTCTTATAGAGTAGGCATCAGTCATATTGTTTATCTTGCCTTCTATGGTCTTAAACTTGATAGCATCCTCAAGTTCTTTCATCTGTTTAGATAGATACTCTTGAGTAATAGTGCCTTTACCTAGACCTATCTTAGTATCTACATCACTATTCTTTTGAGCTGCATTAGCTAAAGACCAAATATCATTCTTTGACAAGTTAGGGTTATTTCCCCACTTAGCCATAAACTCTTCTCCGCCAAGCTTAGTGGCATCTAGCCAAGCTTGATTTGCCACATTAGGGTCTGAGACTTGAGCATAGCCTCCGCTGTGAGTTAGCTCTGCAACATTAGCGTAAAGCTTAGCCCCTTTTACAGGGTCTATTGCTCCTTGCTTTAATGCTGAGCCAAGTGTGTTTAAGAGGTTATATTGTGCTTTTAATCTAGCACCATTATCAGGGATTAAAGAGATGTCAGCAACACCCTTCATAATTCCTGCTAGGTTAGCTTCTCTAGCTTTTTCTTGTTGCTTTTCTAACTCCCTTCTATACTCCTCTTTAGCCTTAATGCTTTGAGCCTCTAGGTTATCCATCATATCCTTGTAAGGCATAGAGATAGCTCCAGTCTTAGGGTTACTACCAACTACTGTGTCATAAAGTAGATTGCCATCAGCACCCCTAAGTCCTCTTAGGCTATAAAGGATTGCATCAGCTTTCTTGAAGTTACCCTCATTTACAGAGGCTAGCATCTTATCTCCTGCTCTATTAACTACAAAGGTAGCTAACTCATTGGGACTAAGCCAAGAGCCTCCTTCGCTCTCTCTTGTTTGAGCTGAGATTGAGTTCATAGTCTCTTGAAAAGACATAGGGTTTAGCTCCCCTTTATCAAACATACTATCAACGTAGTAATTAACTAATGTGCTAGTAGAGTTTAAAAGCTTTGTCTTTCTATCCTCTATGTATGCTTTGTTATAGGCTTCTTCTCCCTCTAGGAGTGCCTGTTTAGCCATAAGGATACCACTCTCACTCATAGCTCCATTACGCTCATTAGAGTTCATATACTCTTCATTAAAGACATTTTGATAGGTTTCTTTATAGAGGGCATCTGTCCTTGCTCTAGGGTTTGGGTCATCTAAGAAGTAGTTGTTTTGCTTTAGCTGTTCTAAGAATTGGGTCTTTAAATCAATAGCTCTAGCTTCATCTTCAGTAGCCCTGTAACC